CTTTACGAAGATGAAAACAAATAACTGGGACAACTATTTAATAAGTCATAATGATTGGCTTAACGATTTATCGAATAATAATAAACCTAAATAATTATGGAAGCATTTGACCAAGAATACGAAAATTACCAAGAGAGTTTAAACGAGCAATCAGAGTGTGAGAATTGCAGAGAAGTATGTGAAACACGTTTTTGTTGTTCAAGTTGTGAAAGCGAATATACAGAAGATTGGATTAATTAAAATATAAATAAAAATTAATGTATGAAACAAATAGAACTAAGAACAGGTGTTAAAATTACACACGATAAAAACGGAAATATTAAACAAATAAAATCACCTTTTGATGGTGATAGAACGATACAAAAGACTATATTTGTAAAAAAGATTATTAACTAAATAAATTATTAAAATGGAAAAAAACATTGATTGTATGAAGTACAGAAAATCAACACATTTAGCAGGTGTTGATGTAGAAATGATTGTTGCTGATAAAAGCAAATGTATCTTAACTATCCAAGATTGCTTTTTTGATAAAGGTGTAAACGTATCTGGTAATAAAACAGATGGTTACTTTATCAACTTTAAAGAAAAGGTTAAGCCAATGGTGGTTAATTCTACAAATAGAAAAACGATTGCAAATATCGTAAAAGTAAAAAAAGAATTATCTTCAGTAGATTCGAGAAACATCGGAAATTGGAATGATGTAGCTATTGAATTGTATTTTGATCCAACTATTAAAATGATGGGTAAAATTACTGGTGGTATAAAAGTGAAAGCTGAAAGTCCAATACCTAATATAAGCGATTCTAAAGCATTAGATTTATTGAATAGTGCTAAAACATTAAAAGAATTAGTTACATTATGGGGTTCTTTATCTGCTTCTGAAAAATCACTACCTACTGTTTTATCATTAAAAGAAACACTTAAAACTACTTTAAAATGATAAACTATAAAGATGTTGAACAAAGAAGTGAACAATGGTTTGAATTAAAGCACGGCAAAATTGGTGGTACTTTATCAAAAGGTTTACACACAAAAGGTGATACTTTATTTATAGATATATTATCACAATACATTGAAGATTACGAACCAGAAGAAAGCTATCAAAACGAAGCAATGCAACGTGGTAATGAATTAGAACCTTTTGCATTAGAGTTTTTAAAAGAATATATTAAGATTGATTTTAAAACTACTGGTTGGTTACAATCAGAAGAAAATGAATTACTTGGTATATCACCAGATGGTATAACTGAAGATGAAACTTTGGCGTGTGAAATTAAATGCTTTGGTAGGAAAAAACATACAGAAGTTTTATTATCTAATGAAATACCATTAGAAAATATACATCAATGTATTCATTATTTTACAGTTAATCCAAAATTAGAAAAATTATATTGGATTGCATTTAGACCAGAATCATTGAAAAATAACTTTATTAAAGAATTAACTTTAGAAAATGAAGTTAATATAGGTACTAAAGCAAGACCAATACTAAAGACAATTAAAGAATGTAGAGAACTTTCTTTAAATGCAGCAAATGAATTATTAACGAGAATCAATAAACAAGTAGAACAATTAAAATTTTAAAACAATGGAAGTACAAGGAAAAATTAAAGTAATTGGAGAAACAGCAGAGTTTGGAACATCGAACTTTAAAAAGCGTGAAGTAGTTGTTACAACAGATGAACAATATCCCCAGGATATTATGATTGAATTTGTTCAAGACAAATGCGATGTATTAGATAAATACAAAGTAGGTCAAGACGTCAAGATAGGTATAAATCTACGTGGTAGAGAATGGATCAACCCAGAGGGTGTTGCAAAGTATTTTAACTCATTACAAGGTTGGCGTATTGAAGCTGATGCAAGTAATGTAGAAGTACAAGCTGAAGAAGTAAAAGCTGCTTCTGGAGATTTACCATTCTAATTAAAAAACAACTAATTTTGAAGCACCATATTAACGTATGGTGTTTTTTTGTGCAAAAGTGTGAAAAGTGTGAAAAAAGTGTGAAATGGTTTTTTTGTGTAAAGTATTAGTTTTCAATATATTATAAGAAAAAGTGGGAAAATTGCACACTTTTCACACATTTAAAAGTGAAAAATAGAAATTAAAAAAAAGTGTGAAAAAAATAAAAAGTGTGAAAAGTGTATAAATTTCACACTTTTAATGGTTAAAGTATTATTTATCAAATAGTTACAAAAATAAAAAGTGTGAAAAAAGTGTGAAATAAGTGTGAAATAAGTGTGAAATGAATTGCACACTTTTTTATTTGCGTATTAAATTAATTAGATTTATATTTGTCAACCGAGAGTAGTAGCTCTAATTCAAAACATTTTTACTAAGCCTATAAATGATGTATCTACTACTACTGATTTTATAGGCTTTTTTAACCAACAATATTAAACTATGATAGAACTAACAAAATGTAACCGATTATTAGATGAGGGATTTTCTTTAATTACAGTAGGAGATAGCAAAAGACCAAACTTTGCTTGGAGTAAACTACAAGATAAAGCACTTACTAAACAACAATTTGAAAAGCAATACAATTACAAAGGTGGTATTATTAAAAAAGATGGTCAAGAATTAGCACCAACAAATAATATAGGTATTATTACTGGCTATAATTATCTTGAATGTATTGACATTGATTTAAAAGTATTTTCTACTGCTAAAGAACAAGTTGCATTTTGGGATGAGTATCTATCATTTTTAAAAGATAATATTTTAGACTTTGAAGATAAGTTTACAATCTATAAAACACAAAACAATGGTTATCACATTCTTTATAAATCTAAACGTGTTGAGGGTAATACTAAAATAGCGTGTTTAAAAGGTCATAAAGAAGCAGTAATTGAAAGTAGAGGTAAAGGTGGTTATATCTTTGTGTATGAAAAGAACGTATCTAAAAACACTTATATTGATATTGATTTTATATCTGATGAAGATAGAGAAATATTATGGAGTGTATCACGAACTTATAATTTTATAGATGATGCAATAATTGATGTACCAAAAAAAGAATATAAAAATTACGAATCAACTGGATTAAATCCGTGGGATGATTATAACGAACAAACTTCTATTTTAGATATTATTAGTGATGATTTTAAAATAGTAAGAAATGTTAATGATAAATATATTATTAAAAGACACGGATCAAAAGCAGCACATTCTGGTTATGTTTATAAAGATTCTGGTTGTATGTATCTTTTTACTACTGCTACATTATACCCACACGAAAAATTAATATCACCATTTGCAGCTTTTTGTTATTCTAAGTTCAATGGAGATTTTTCTGATGGTGCAAAAGAAATATATAAACAAGGATTTGGTGAACGTTTAAAACCACAACCAATATTAAAAAGTGTTAATATTAAGTATGATAAAAAAGATTTAACTTTTCCTTTAGATGTATTTCCAGAGCAAATACAAAATTATATTTTAGTATGTAATTCAACTTTAAATAGTTCGATAGATTTTATGGCGTGTTCAATGTTGTGGATGACATCAATTCTTATAGGTAATTCTATTAATATTGAAGTTAAACGTGGTTGGATTGAAAGTGCTAATGTTTGGATTGCATTAATTGGTAAAGCTGGGATTGGTAAAACACCATCAATATCTAATGTTACTTTTCCAATGCAAAAAAAGAATAGTAAAGAAATTAAATCATATATTAAAAATTCTGCAAAATATGATGAATACAAAGAACTTGATAAAAAACAACAACAATTAACTGAAGAAATAAAAAGACCAAATAAAACACAGTTTATAGTAAATGATATTACTTTAGAAGCATTAGTTGAATTGCACGGAGAAAATAAAAACGGAATTGGTGTATTAAAAGATGAATTGGCTGGTTGGTTTAAGGATATGAATAAATATAGACAAGGTTCTGATTTAGAACATTGGTTGTCATCTTGGAGTGGTAAAGAGATAAATCTAAATAGAAAGACTGCTAAAAGTAGTTTTGTTGAACGTGCATTTATACCAGTTCTTGGTGGTATTCAACCAGGAATTATGGATGGTTTTTATACTGAAGATAATAAAGATAATGGATTTATAGATAGAATGTTGTTTTGTTATCCAGAATTAGAAGTTGATAGATACAATGAGGAAGAAATGAAACAAGAATACTTAGACTGGTATTCTGACTATGTTTTAAACTTTTACGAGAAGTTAAAACATTTGATTAAATATACAGAAGATGATGAAATTGATCCTATTACTGCACGTTTTTCAGAAGATGCAAATAAAGAATGGGTTAGAATATTTAATAAAATAACTGATGTGCAAAATTCAGATGAAGAAAATGAGTACATGAAATCAATGCTACCAAAACAAAAGGCATATATACCACGTTTTGCATTACTTATAAACACGTTATCAAGTTATTCAGATGAAAGTTATACATTAGGTATAATTAAAAAAGATAGTGTTTTAAAAGCTGAAAAATTAAGTAATTACTTTATATCAATGGCAAAGAAAATTAAAGTAAATAGTTTAGAAACAAAAGATGTTAAGACAATACTTAATAAAAATGCAGACAAATCTAACTATGATAAATTTGTAGCTATTTATTCATCAAATCCGAAAATAAGTAAAACTAAATTAAGTGAAATACTTGGTATTACCAGAAGAACTGTTTATAATTACATTAAAGATTATGAAAAAAAGATGAAGTAATACCATTTTAATAATATATTTTTTATATATTTGATTAACTAAAAAAAACAAGATGAATAAAACACCAGAACAAGTAACGGAAATAATATCTAACTATTATAAAGTAGATATATTTAAAAAGTCAAGAGCAGCAACAATAATAAAGGCTCGTAAAATGGCTTCATATTTATTGGTAAAGTTATTTGATTTTACAAATAATGAAGCTATTGAATATCTACCATACATCCAAAGAAGTATGATACCTTACAACATTAGATTATTTACAAGTGATTTAAGATACTACAAAGATATACAACAAGATTATGATAATGTAATGGAAATTATTAATGGTGCTAATAAAGTTGATATGTTTTTAAAAACATTAAAAGAAGATGAACTAATATATTTAAGAAATGAACTACGAGAGAATATTGCTTGAAGATGGATTAAAAGAAGTGCAACAACAAAAGCTGGAATTAATTGCATTAACTGGTAATGAAGCACCATCTGAAATAAGAAAAATAAATCTTATTGAAATGCAATTAGAAAGAGCATTGATAATAAAAAGAAGAAACAAGTTTTTAGATGTTGATATTAGAGATATGAAAAAACTACAAAGAAAAGGATATACAGAACGTGAAATAGCAATAGTATTTAATACACATCAAGCTACAATAAATAAATGTTTAAAATGAGTAATAAAATAAAACTTAAAGAAATAGTATATTGTAATTTAACAATATTACATAAAGGTAAAAAACACTTATTAGAAGAAGTGGTTTATAAAAAAGAAGATGGATTTTATTATAATCAAAGAATACTAAATACTTTAAATATTAAAGAAAAAGTAAAAGTATTAGATATTGAAATAATAAAAAGATTAGGTTTTGAAAATAAATCTAAAGGTTTTACAGAAGTAAAAAAGAATGAAGAAACAAGAAATAAAATAACAGGAACTTATGAATAATTTAGAACTAAACAAAATTTATTGTGAAAGTAATTTAGAAACAATGTCAAGAATGCCAGACAATTTTGTAGATATTGTTGTAACATCACCACCTTATAATCTTGGTAAAGGTAGAGCGTATAAAGGTGGTTTGGATTATGAAGAATATAACGACAATTTAACAAATGAAGAATATTTTAATCAAACTAAAATCTGGATTAATGAATTACTAAGGGTAACAAAACATCACGTTTTTTACAATATAATGGAAGTAAAAGGTAATAGAGGTATTGTTCACTTCTTAATGAATGAGTTTAATGATA